GGCTGACGCGGTGTGTCTGAGCCTTGCGACGGACCACACGACGATGGCGTATGGCACTTCGTTCACTGGCGGGTGGAAAAAGCCTCTCAAGCGGGGGATACGCGGGGTTGTCTGATGCTGCCGCCTGGCGTAGTGTTGGGGTGCGCTCTGGTGTGGGTGCGCATCTATATCGTTCTCCTTACTTGGCCGCGTGTGATCCTCCCTCACACGCGGCCTTTCTTTTTTTCAGATTGCGCGGTACTATGATACCCCAAGACGAGGTTTTTTGAAGGGTGGCCGGGAATGAAGCAGTACGGTACGACAACGAAGCGGTTTACGACTTGCGCTGGATGCAAGTCCCGCAGCGCGTGTACGGCAGCGGGGCGTTGCCTGAAGGGTAAGCGCTAATGGCTAAGTTGACACCATCTCAGAAGTCCCAGGCCAAGGCTATGTCGAAGCGACGTGGAGTGAAGTATCCGAATGCGTGGAGCAATCTGAAGGTTGCTCGCGGGGGTGGTAGCCGTGGCTCGAAAAGCAAAAAAGGTTAGCGCCGCCAAGAAATATGCGGACGGCACAACGTACAAAGACAGCAAGGGCAAAACCCGCCGCCGGGTGTCCAGCCCCGGCACGAAGCGTGGGGACGCCTACTGCGCGCGGACGGTGTCCCAGAAGCGCACCCCGAAGGTGAAGGTTCGCCGCAAGGCGTGGGGCTGCAAGGGCCAGAAGAGCGTAGGATAGAAATGGTTGATCTCGCCCAGACCCCCGGTTACGCGCTCCCCGCTGGCGCTAATCCCCGTCGTGACCCTCTCGTTGGTCGTGACGAACTTGGTCGCGAGATACGCCAAACGCCGCTCGGCGTCCAATACGCGGCGACTGATGTGGCCCCCGTGGCCACGGGTGGCGCGGGTGGCGCGGGTGGTCGCGGGGCGGTTTACAACCTGCTCGACAACATCATTGGCTTTGACGACGGCGTAATGACTCCGGTTGAGCGTTTCGGCGCGGGGGTGCAGGGCTTTGCCAGCGGCTTGCTGTCTGACCCCCTTGGGACGGGCGCTGACATCGTGCGCGGGGGCTACGAGACCATTGCGGCGGGTATGGCACCCGGCGCAACGCCGATGGATGTGGTCGGCGCTGCGGGTATTCCGATGGGTGTGGGTGGGCTTTTTGCTCGACCTGCGGGCAGCGTTGGGATGGGTGGGCGTGTCGCATCAGCGCCCCGCACCAGACTTGCCGCCAACGCCGACAAATCCACTGGGCTGCTGGCGACTGCGGCTGCCGCTGCCGAAACCCCGACAGGCATCCGCGCCTATCACGGGTCGCCGCATGATTTCCCCTCTGCTGTTCGCGTCTTGGACAAGGAGACCGGACGGACATACGTTCAAGACGCCAGCGACCCAGTCACGATGGGCATGTTTTCAATCTATCCTGACCGCTACTCCATAGTCGAAGAAAACCCTCTGGGCATGTTTGACTTCAGCAAAATGGGGACCGGAGAGGGCGCGCAGGCATACGGCTGGGGCGGGTATCTCGCCGAGAATGAAGGCGTGGCGCGGGGGTATCGGGATGCGCTGTCTGACAGGGACGCCCCTTTGGGGACTTTTGTCAAACCTTCTGGCGACACGGTAGATGTGCTTGATGCCCCAGACGGTTTTTACAGCCTGCTTGGCGAACAGCCAGACAATACCAGTTACGACCAACTGCTGAAGGCTGCACAGGACAAACTTGAGTGGGCGCAGACGCGAAAAGGTGGCCTGCGGGATGAACTGACACGAAAAGCGCAGAAGGTTCTTGATTTCGTGAAAGAGAATGATGGCGTGCGGTTTGAGCGGAACCCAGCCCGTGGTCGCATGTACGAAGTCAACATCAACGCCAACCCAGAAGACTTCCTTGATTGGGATAAGCCGCTGCGGGACCAGCCAAGCATCGCGCGCGTTATGGGGTATGCGGACCCCGATGAAATAGCGGCGGAAAAGCGGGCGGCATACGCAGAATTTTCAGCACCTACGGGCGACACATTTGAAGACCTTTTTGCCCCCCTTAATCCAGCAGAGCAAGCTGCGGCTGAACGTCTGTCAAATATGCCCGCGTCTTGGGGCAATATGACGGGCAAGGATGCGTATTATGCGCTGCAATCGCAGGGCTTCAGGGAGGGCGCGGTGGGCGCTAACTTGCCGCAGCCCAACCCCATGAAAAAAGCGGACAAATGGGCGTCTGAGTGGCTCAAAGAGAGAGGCATCCCCGGCATCAAATACTTCGACGCCATGTCACGCAACGCTGGCGAGGGGTCTCGCAACTTCGTCGTCTTTGACGAAAACCTCATCAACATCGTGCGGAAATACGGCATCGCAGGCGCGGCTGCCGTCTTGGGCGTCTCTGTGGCGGATGTAGAGGCGGCCATGGCGCAGGGGCAGCCAGCACCAAGAAAACCCGGCCTTTTGGTACAATAGGAGCCATCTCATGGACCCGACTATCAATGACTTGACCGATGAGGTGCAGGCGCTCATAAACCCCGATTATATGTCGGACGATGAGTTGCAGGGCATTGTCGGCAAGGAGATCGACGACGCCGAGGACTTCATTGACAACATTGTTTCGCCAGTGCGCGCGAAGGCGACGGAGTATTATCGCGGCGAGCCTTACGGCGATGAGGAAGAGGGTCGCAGCCAAGTTGTCAGCATGGATGTGCGCGACACGGTGCAGGCGATCATGCCCTCGCTGATGCGGGTGTTCACGTCGGGCGACAAGGTGGTTGAGTTCGTGCCGCGCGGCCCCGAAGACGTGGCGATGGCCAAGCAGGCCACGGAATATGTGAATTATGTGTTCCAGAAGGACAACCCCGGCTTCCTGACGCTGCACAGCGCCTTCAAGGACGCGCTGGTGCGCAAGGTGGGGGTGATTAAGTTCTATTGGGACACGTCCTACCGCGTCGAGGTCTCGGACATGACGGGGCTGGACGATGCGGCCTTGGCGTCATTGACCGCCGACCCCGATGTCAGCGTTGACGTGCAGGCGTCGTATCAAGCGCCTCAGCCCCCCATTGACCCCCAGCAGGCGGCGATGATGGCTCAGATGGGGTTGGAGCCGCCGCCACCACCGATGATGCACGACGTGCGGGCTACGCGGCGCATCCCTGACGGGCGGGTGAAGGTTGAGGCGCTGCCGCCGGAGGAGTTTCTGATCGACCGCAGGGCCACGTCGCTGGAAGACGCCGAGTTCGTTGCGCACCGCCGCGTGATGACGGTCAGTGACCTTGTGGCGATGGGCTATGACTACGACGAGGTTGTCGATCTGGCGTCCAGCACCGACGAGATGGACACCAACGTTGAGCGCTATACGCGCAACCCTGCTCTGACCTCGCGCAACACCGACCGCAGTGACCCTGCGGCGCGCAAGGTGACTTACACCGAGTGCTACATCAAGGTTGACCGTGACGGCGACGGGATCGCTGAGTTGCGGCGCGTCTGCGTGGCGGGCGTGGGTAATACGCTGCTGGACGATCAGCCGACCGACATGATTCCTTTTGCGGCGTTCTGCCCTGACCCAGAACCGCATGACTTCTTCGGCATGAGCATCGCCGACATCGTGATGGACATCCAGCGCATCAAGTCTGTCCTCATGCGCAACACGCTAGACAGCTTGGCCATGTCAATTCACCCTCGCGTTGCTGTGACCGAGGGCCAGGTGAACATCGAAGATGTGATGAACACCGAGACGGGCGCGATCATCCGGCAGCGCTCGCCGGGTCAGGTCCAGCCGCTGACGATGCCGTTTGTGGGCAAAGAGGCGTTCCCTGTGCTGACGTACATGGACGACGTGCGCCAGAACCGCACGGGGATCAGCAAAGCCGCCGCTGGGCTTGACGCCGATGCGCTGCAATCCTCCACCGCCGGGGCTGTGGCGGCGACTGTGAACGCCGCGCAGCAGCACATTGAGATGATCGCCCGCATCTTTGCCGAGACGGGCATGAAGACGCTGTTCCGAGGTATTTTGCGCCTGATTGTGCAGAACCAAGACGCCATGCGAATGGTTCGGCTGACCAACGAGTTCGTGCCGATCGACCCGCGCGGCTGGGATGCGTCGATGGATTGCATCGCCACGGTGGCGCTGGGTAAGGGGTCCGACACCGAGCGCATGATGATGTTGAAGCAGCTTGGCGAGATGCAGAAGGAGGCGATGGC